CTGGATATGCACGAGCTGCAGGGCAGCGGTGATGCAATGACGATTATCCGAAAGCTGAAGCTGCCAGACAAAACCAAGAACCTTGAAATGCTGGGCCGTCACGTTAAGGTCCAGGCGTTCAAGGACAAGGTTGAGCACGAGCATACCGGCAACTTCAGCATCAAGGAGCTTTTGCAGCAAGCGAAAGAAGGTAAGTAATGCGCCCGGCTTCACTGGTCAGGCTGGGAGACGCTTACCTGAAAGCCTGGGAGCGGGACGAGCTCACCGAGCCCGAGCACATTCTGGAAGCCCTCGACAACAAGTGGTTCCGGATCAATGCGCTGTACTTCATCAAGGACAAGGATGGCCGAAAGGTTCGGTTCACGGCCAACCAGGCGCAGCGAGAGCGCTTCGTTAACGGCCATACGCGCAACCTGATCCTTAAAGCTCGCCAGCTTGGGTTCACAACATTCGAAATGATCGACGGCCTGGACGACTGTTTGTTCACTGAGAACTTCAGCGTTGGCTGTATCTGTCACAAGCTGGATGACGCCCAGGACATATTTCAGAACAAGATCACATTCGCCTACGAAAACATATCCGAGGCCTGGAAGACGTTATTCAAAACGCTGGGCTTTGATCTGCCGGTACCGAGGCGGGACAAGTCGGGCTCTGGTGCCTACGAGTTCACCAACGGTTCACGGATCAAGGTCTCCACCGGCTACCGGGGCGGAACGCTTCAGCGCTTACATGTGTCGGAATTCGGAAAGATCTGCCGGGAGTATCCGAAAAAGGCACGGGAGATCGTCACCGGCGCGTTCGAGGCGGTAGGCATTGGCAACCAGATTACGCTGGAGTCCACAGCCGAAGGTCAGGAAGGCTACTTCTACGACTACGCCCAGGCAGCCGAGCAGCTGCAGGAGATGGGGCGAAAGCCTACGACGCTGGATTTCCAGTTCCACTTTTTCCCGTGGTGGCAGGATCCAAGCTACACCATGGACGCCGACGACGTAGTGATACCGCAGCGGTTCCGGGAGTACTTCGAGCGACTGGAGCACAAGCACGGCATCAAAACGACCGCCGGGCAGCAAGCTTGGTACGTCAAGAAGGCCGAGCAGCTGCAGGACGACATGGGGCGGGAGTATCCGTCCTATCCGGCCGAGGCCTTCGAGCAGGCGATTGAGGGCGCGTACTACGCCACCCAGATGACCAACCTGCGCAAGCAAGGGCGGTTAACGTCCGAGGTTCAGGTTAACCCAAGCTTGCCCGTATTCACCGGCTGGGATCTGGGCATGGACGACACCATGGCTATCTGGTTTGCCCAGGTCGTGGGCCGGGAGGTTCACCTGGTGGACTACCTGGAAGACAACGGCGAGGGCATCGAGTACTACGCCGACCTGCTCAACAAGAAGGGCTACCGCTACGGCGGTCACTACGGGCCGCACGATCTGGCGGTCCGGGAACTTGGCACCGGCCTTTCCCGAGCCGATGTGGCGAAGCAGTACGGCATACGGTTCGAGACAGTGCCCAGGATCTCCAATCACCAGGAAGGCATTCAGGCGGTGCGCCAGTTCCTGCCGATGTGCTGGATTAACGAGGAAGACTGTCACGATGGCGTCAAATGCCTGGACAGCTTTCGCAAGGAGTGGGACGACAAGCGAGGCAGGTACAAAGACACTCCGCGCCACGACTGGGCATCTCACGGGGCCAAGGCGCTAGAGACGCTGGCCCGCGCCAGTCTGTTTTCACGAGTTCAACACGGATCCACACCGAAGCCCGCCGCACGACAGGGCCGGGGCAAGTGGGCCGCACACACTTAACAGGGGTTTGGATGGCTATTCTGGAATCTGACAAGTCGGTCGACATGACGCAGCGGGAAGTTGCTGTGGTTGTCGCCCAGGCCATTTCCCGTGCTGGCCTGCCACAGCCAAACGGCCGGTTCCGTAACGACGTGGACCATATCCAGATCGACCCGGTCATTATCGAGCGCCGGGTAACCAGCCGTGAGGCCGGTGTACGACTTCAATTTATGGCCGCCAACGAGCTTGGGGTGACGCTGAACATCAACCTTCGTGAGTTTTCCGAGGACCCGAAGGGCTACCTGACCAACTTGCTTGAGCACCTGAACCCAATGCTCCGAAACAGCCTGAAGATGCGCAAGCGCAAAGAGATCATCAATCAGGCCATGTACGAAATTATGACCGAAGAGGCCGCCGCGAATGGCTAGTTTGGGATTGCTCCAGTACCGCTCAGCCGGCGATATGATGCGCGAAGAACAGGCGCAGCAGCTGGCCGACGAGGAAACACGACGCCAACAACTGGTTGAAAGTTCGCTCGGGGCGCATATCCGCCGGTGCTGGGAAGAGGCCAAGATGGCAAAACAGGAAGTCGAACAGCGGCTTCTGAACTGCCTGCGTCGCAGAAAGGGGGTTTACGACCCTGAAAAGCTTGCCGCAATCCGGCAAGAGGGCGGCAGCGCCATTTACATGATGCTCACCAACACAAAGTGCCGGGCAGCAGCGGCCTGGATTCGTGACATTCTGATGCCAGCCAATGAAAAGCCGTGGGGGCTGGACCCGACTCCGATTGCCCAGGTGCCACCTGAATACCTGATGCCGGTGTTCCAGCAGTTTATGCAGGAGTTCCAGCAGAAGCAGGCGATTGCCGCCCAGCAGGCGCAACAGCAAGGCCAGCAGCTCCCGCCGATAGACCCGGCGACGGTGATGAAAAAGGCCGAAGAGCATATTCGCCACGCAGCACAAGAGCGCGCCGAAGAGGCAGCAGACCGACACGAAGAGCTTATCGCTGACCAGCTGGCAGAAGGGAAGTGGGACGAAGCATTCGAAGCGTTCATCGACGACTTCGCAACCTACCCGGCGGCATTTATCCGTGGCCACAGCCTTCGCAGGGTGTCTGCACTGTCTTGGCAGGAAGGCTGGAGACCGATAAAGACCACCGAAATCCGGCCAGAGTGGTACCAGGTCAGCCCGTTCGACATGTATCCCAGTCCGGACGCCACCAGTATTGACGATGGCGCCTACATCATCGAGCGGGATCGCTTCACCCGTGGCGGCCTGCAGAAGCTCATTGGCGTGCCGTCCTACAGCAAGGAAGCAATCGAGCGCGTTCTTGAGGAACACGGCCAAAGCGGGCTTCGGGACTGGCTGTGGACAGACGGCGAACGCGCCAACCTGGAAGGCCGGGGCCATGAATGGCTGACCAAGGGCCAAACCATCGACGCACTGGTGTATTGCGGTGGTGCCCAGGGCACGCAGTTACTGCAGTGGGGCGTGAATCCGGACGACATTGAGGACCCGCTGGCGGAGTACGAAGTTGAAGCCACGCTGATCGGCCAGCACGTTATCCGCGTGAAGATCAACCGCGACCCTCTTGAGCGCCGGCCGTACCACAAGGCCAGCTTCCAGCCCGTGCCGGGTTCCTTCTGGGGTATCGGCATCCCGGAGCTAATGGCCGACATTCAGGACATGTGCAACGCAACCGCGCGCTCCCTTGCCAATAACCTGGCGATTTCCTCCGGTCCTCAGGTGGAAGTGTACGAGGATCGACTGGACCCCAGCGAAGACCCGACCGACATATACCCGTGGAAAGTCTGGCGAACCCGTGATTCCAACGTGACCGGCAACAACCCGGCGGTGCGGTTCTACCAGCCAAACAGCAACGCTTCCGAGCTTCTGGCGGTTTACGAGCAGTTTGAGGTTAAAGCGGACGATGCCACCAACATTCCGCGCTATGCCTACGGCAACGAAGCGATTGGCGGTGCCGGACAGACAGCTACCGGCCTGTCCATGCTGATGGAGAGCGCCAACAAGGGCATCAAGGACGCAATCCGGCATATCGACCGGGGCGTGATCCGCCGGGTTATCGAAGCCCTCTGGCTGCACAACATGCAGTACAGCGAAGATCAAAGCATTAAGGGTGATTGTGGGGTTGTGCCTCGTGGCTCCAGCGCCATGCTAATTCGCGAGCAAACCCACCAGATGAGAACGCAGTTCCTCGGCATGACCGCCAACGAGTTCGACATGGCAATCCTTGGCCAGGCTGGCCGCCGTGATCTTCTGGAAGCGGTAGCCGAACGACTGGATATGCCGGGCCTGATCCCAACCGAGGAGAGGATGCAGCAGAACCTGGCGGAGCAGAGTCAGGCCAGTCAGGCCATGCAGCAGCTTGAGCAGGCCGTGAAGCAGGCTGAGATCCAGGACAAGGCGGCCTCGGCAGAAGAGCGAGCAGCGAAGGCAGCCAAGACTCAAGCTGAGACACAAGAAACCCAGACCGAAACCGAGCGCACGCGAACCCTCACCCCGCTGGAGGCCCGGAAGCTTCTGGTGGAGATCTTCAACATGATGCAGCAACCGGAGCCAGGCTTTGGACGAGATCGAGAAAGAGCAGGAATGGAAGGCCTTCGCCAGAATCGCCAGATCCCCGGAGGGCAGCAAGCTTTTGGACTGGCTGCGCCGGGAGCGGGAACACCAGCGCGACCAGCTGGAGCGGGTACCGGAGCACAACCAGCTTTTGCGGCTTCAGGGCGAGGCCCGGTTAACGGCCAAGCTCCTCGATACCCTGACCCAGGCTAACGATGTAGTCCGAAACCGCTACGAGAAGTAATCGCCTGGTACTCCAGGCCTCACAAGCAAGCCGCTTCACTCGAGGCGGTTTTTTTGTGGGCGAACGCTCAGGGCCAGTAAGGCCTATGGCGCCTGAATCCGTGACCCCGAATCGTGAACCCCGGCTGTGCCGGCTCACCCCATAGGAGTTGATATGTCACTACCAAAGTCCGTTCAGCAACAGGTGGACAACGCCGCCAAGCACTTCGAACCCGCCCAGAATCCTGACGACAAGCCAGCTCTGGACCCGGCGAAAGATGCGCCTGAAGCAACCGGATCTGATCTGCAACCCGCAGCCACTGAGCAGCCTGCCAACCCGACCGAGGGCGACGGTGAGCGCTCCCAGGAAGCCCCGAAAGAAGAGCCGAAACGCTCCGAAGGCTACTGGGAACACCGCTTCCGCGTGCTGGAGGGAAAGTACAACGCAGAAGTGCCCGCGCTGCAGAGAGAGGTTAACGACCTGAAGACCCAGGTAAAAGACCGAGACCGCAAGATTGAGGAGCTTGAAAGCTCCGGATCCAGTCAGGGATCGAACGCCACCAACACCGGCCTCAGCGACGAAGAGATTCGACACTTTGAGCAGGAGTTTGGTGAAGACCTGGTTGGCTTTGTCCGGAAATTGACAGCCTCCAGCAATGGCAGCGGATCAAAGGTTGAAGAGCTGGAGCGTAAGGTCAGCCAGTTTGAGCAGAAAGAGCGACTGCAAACGGAAACATCGTTCTGGGCAGCCCTTAAGGAGCTTGTCCCGAGCTACATGACCGTGAACCAGGACCCCGCTTTCCATCAATTTCTGGCCCAGTTTGACCCTCAGACCGGAAAGCAACGACAGCAAAGCCTGATCGATGCGCAGCAGGCACTGGACGCAGACAAGGTAGCAGAACTGTTCAACGCCTACATCAAGCAGTCGCAACGGCAAACGCCCATCCCGGACGACCAGATCGACCCAGACACCAGTCGTGCAACACAAACCCCTCAGGGGCAGCGCTACTGGACGCGGGACGAAATCAGCCGCTTCTACCGGGACAAGACCCAGGGGAAGTATGACCGGGGCGAGGCCCAGCGACTGGAAGCCGACATTTTCAAGGCCCAGCAGGAAGGCCGCATCCGATGAGATGCACCCTGCAGGGTTTACCGATTCGTTAAGGAGAAAACATCATGGCAGGTCCAACCCGTGACGCAGCCCATCCCGACTATTCCAGCACCAGTGCCAGCGGTTTTATCCCGCAGGTATGGAGTGGAAAGCTGGTTTGAATTGGCCAGCGAAAATATTGGGTCTGAAAAACGGGGAACCGAGAGGTAACCCGATGCAAGCGCAAATACAAACCAACGCCCGGAAGGGATAAAGGTTAGGCATGAACGAAAAATATCTGGCCGGATTCATCGACGCAGACGGGCATCTAAGCGCGAGAGCGCGGAAAGGGGCACGCCCCGATCTTGAACTGTCCATTGCGCAGCGAGCCGAATACCGTGATGTCCTTGATTACGCGCAACGCCTATTTGGCGGCGCAATCAGGGAGAAGTTCGAGGGAAGACACCTATAGCTTCAAATGCGGTGCGGCCCGGCCAGAAAGGCCATGGAAAGGCTGAAGAAATATATGGTGCTGAAAGGGCATCATGCTGAACAGTTGTTGAGCCTGGTGAAAGGCTCGGACATTCTCCGCACTGACGAGGACGTTCGGGCATTCCGGGAGCAGGTAAAGGCCATTCGCCGCCAAGGCATTGAGACTTTGCCGAACTTCCCGCCCAGGGCATGGCTGGCAGGGTATGTAGACGGCGATGGATCTTTCTCTGCAAAGGTCTGCAGTAAAACTGGCTACGCATACCCTAGGTTGGCCATATTGGCAGCGCCAAACTACACCGCAGGCATCGAGCTAATACAGAAATGCTTCGGCGGCAAGATTTGGCAGAATGGCGACAACTTTCAGTATTCTCTTCAGCTTTCTCAGCCCAGCAAGGCGAAACAGTTTCTTGGGTATTTCTCCAAGCACCTGTACGTCAAAAAGGGCCAAGCCTACTTCCTGTCAGGGTGCGCCAAAGCCGGCAACTTCCGCGATGGAAAAGCCGTCAACGACGCCATAAAAGCCCTGAATGCGCAGCAGCACAGACTGAGTGACCCAACATCGAAAGCGGCAACCCTAATCAAGACGGTGAACTTTGATATCCAGAAGAAGCCGTGCAACTGGGTTGGTCGCGACAAGATGAAGCGACAGTCGAACCTACAACCTGTGTAGGTAGCGAAAAATTGTACGCCCGCACCTGTTTCGCGGAAATCGCCAACACCAATTACGAAGGCGAAATTCGCGGCCAGGGCGACACTGTAGAAATCCGCACCACCCCATCCATCGTGATCAACGATTACGAGATTGGCGGCGGCCTGAGCTACGAAAAGCCAACCTCCGACAAAGTAGAGCTGCACATTGATAAGGCAAAGTACTTTGCCTTTGAAGTCAATGATGTGGACGCCTACCAGGCGGATATCAAACTGATGGACAACTGGTCTGATGACGCCGGTCAGCAGATGAAAATTGCCATCGACACTCAGATCCTGGGTGACGTATACGCCGATGTGGCCGCCGAGAACGCCGGTGCCGCCGCTGGCGTGAAGTCTGGCAGCTACAACCTGGGTGAAGCCGGTGCGCCGGTCGCGATCACCAAGGACAACATCATGGACGTGATCGTAGATTGCGGCTCCGTGCTGGACGAGCAGAACGTACCGGACGATCAGCGCTACATCATCCTCCCCGCGTGGATGAACGGCATGCTGAAGAAGTCTGACCTGCGCGACGCCAGCGCCATGGGCGACAACGACTCCGTGTTCCGCAACGGCAAGGTAGGCCAGCTGGACCGGTTCGCCGTGTACGTGTCCAACAGCATGAGCGTTGTGACCGACGCGACAACCACTAACAAGGCTACTAACGTCCTGTTTGGCCACAAGAAGGCGCTGACCTTCGCCAGCCAGATGACCAACATGGAGACGCTGCCGAACCCGCAAGACTTCGGCAAGCTGATCCGCGGCCTGAACGTGTTCGGTTACGAGATGATCGACCCGAAAGCGGCCGGTCACCTGTACGCCGAGCGCGGTTAATCCGCCTGACGCCGCCCTTCGGGGCGGCAATCTTTCCCAGATTGCAATGAAGGAGCTTTCCCCATGAGTG